AACAACAAGGTGCCCAACAACAATGTACCCAACAACAAGGTGCCCAACAATAATGTACCCAACAACAAGGTGCCCAACAATGGTATCAGTGGAAATACACCCCCTGCTAAGAAGGGTAAAAGCTTCTTCAATTATTTCAAGGGTGGTAAGAAGAACGCGGTTCCTCAATTAGTTCGCCAAAATGCGATGAAACAACCTGCTAAGAAGGGCAAAAGCTTCATGAACTATTTCAAGGGTGGTAAGAAGAATGTGGTTCCTCAATTAGTTCGCCAAAATGCGATGAAACAACCTGCTAAGAAGGGCAAAAGCTTCATGAACTATTTCAAGGGTGGTAAGAAGAACGCGGTTCCTCAATTAGTTCGTCAAAATGCGATGAAACAACCTGCTAAGAAGGGTAAAAGCTTCATGAACTATTTCAAGGGTGGTAAGAAGAATACCACCGTAGATACGATGGTTAATGACATGGTTAATAATGCCGTGATTAATGAAGTGAACAATGAGGCTCTCGTCGTCGCTAAGAATGAAGCTCTCGTCGTCGCTAAGAATGAGGCTGTAGAAAATATGACTGAAGATGTGGTGGTTAATGCTATTATTAATGAAGTGAATAAGGGGGTGAAGCTTAACCCTAAGAATCTAACTAATGAAATAGTTCAAGAGATGCGTAAAAACATCGATACTTCTATTAATAAAACCAATGTCACTCGTGCCAAAAAAGTTAATACTGTTGCAGAAAATATGACTGATGACGTAACCGTAAACGCAGTTTTCCGTGAAGTGAACAGAGAAGTGAAGCTTAATTCTGTCAGTAAGAAAAATAGGGTTAATGTAAACGTCAATTCCCTATCTGATGAAATCGCTGAAGAAATTGTAAATAAAATGATAACCACCAACAACGTGAACAAGGTGAACAAGGTGAACAAGGTGAACAAGGTGAAAAAAGAGATACGGCGAGGTGGGCGGGCGGCTGAAAATGTCAATAAACTTACGAATGAAATTTTGAATAAACTAAAGAATGATATATCATCTAATATTGTTAAAAAACCAATTTACAATAACTTGAGTAACAGCAACAACAATAATAATAAAACGACGAAAATCAATAATCCTGTATTTGAACCAAATATGAAGAATAACCCAATATTTAACAACAAAAACTCCGAATCCACTGAATTAAGTAATCACATAAACAATTTGGGATTACCAAATGCGAATAAGAAGAAATTAATGAACTTATTCAATACCACTAACCAAACACTGGGAAACGCTAAACGAAATGCAACCACGTTGAGTAACACTAGAAAGTTGCAAAACAGTCTTTCAAACGCTAATAATAACAATAACGGTGAAATTTCCGCCACATCTCTTACTCTTAACTCCGAGAGAAATAGACTCAAAAACAAGATTACAAGGGAACTAAACTTGCGACCAGATAATGAGGGTGTTTTCATAGAAAGAAGGGGACCCCTAAAGGGTAAAATCGGTATTTGGGCACGTGAGTTGAGAGCAGCAGAGACCCTAGGAGATTTGAAAAATATTGAGAATAAGTTGAATGAAAAGACTTCACTTCGTAAAGATATCGAAAACAAGTACACCAAGATGGGGTTGACCAAAGTTGAGAAGATGAATCACCGAAGAAAAGTTGTAAAGTTTGTGAATAATGTTGATGAGAGACGCAAACTTGTAGAAATTCAAGTGAAGAATAAGAACAATAATACAAACTCTGTAGTATCTAACTACAACTCAAACGCGAATGCGAATTCAAATGAAGCCAAGAAGATGAAGTATGGTTCCCGTGAGAATTTCATAAATGCTAAAAAGGTTGAACTCCGGGAATTGGCAAAGAATACGAGTACAAACTTCGGTAGAAATATCAACCGAATGGAATCTCGAACAAACGTAACGAAACTTCGTGGGCGGATCGAAGGAGCGATTCGTAGAAATGAATCTATGAAGAAAGTGAATACTCGCCCACGTTCGGAACGCCGCGTCGATAACAGGGCTGTACTAAAGAATCTGAAGAAGAAAGTGAAGAAAAACAACCCTAGATTTAGCCCAGCGAAAGTAAACGTGGAAGCTAGGCGATTACGAGACCTAAGTAAAAGGTAATTATTTAAAAAAATAAGTAAAAAAATGAATCACCCCGACGACGACTGTACCGTGATTACCGACATGCCTCTCAGCGACGAGGTTGCCGATTTCATCGAAAAGGGTCTACATAGGGATATGACAGATAAGGATATAGAGGAGTGGTGTGGCAACAATCTCGATGATGTTACAATGATATATGAGAAGTACGGGCATTCCTACATGTCATACAGGGATGCGGAAATGACGTTATTTTTTGCGAAAACATTATATGAGAATAAGATTTCAGACGCGTGGGAAAAGGTGTCTCAGTTTGTGGCGTGTCAATCCTAAAAGTATTGCTGGCCGAAATGATGCGATAACCAGTCAGTAATTTGTAATTTAAAGAAATAAAGTCCCTTTATATTAACGAACATGTGTGATGTATGTTGTGAAAAGTTCAATAAAACAAATCGTAAAATAGTTGAATGTTCTTTTTGCGATTTGACATGTTGTAGTTCATGTTGTCAAAAATATATATTGTCCTCCTTCCAAGATCCACATTGCATGAAGTGTAAGAATAATTGGAATCGAGAATTCATTGACTCATTTTGTAGTAAAGTGTTTAGACTCAAACAGTACAGAGAACATCGGGAAAATGTGTTATTCGACCGTGAGCGAGGGTTGATGCCGGGAACGCAACCCGAAGTTGAGAGAATAATAAATATACGACATTTGAGAGTTATTATTCGCGATCAGAGGGAACGAATTATAGAACTGCATCACATACATCAAACCGATTTTAATAGTCTGATACTACACCCGAGTATACTTAAACTGTTCAGAGATATGGAGCGTACATATAATCACATAAATTATCTTCGTAATGAAAATGTGCATACAAACATAGAGTCACGGACATTTATACGACAATGTCCCAGTGAAGAATGTAAAGGATTTTTGAATCAAGAGTGGTTTTGTGGTTTGTGTAATAAACGCTATTGTAAGGAGTGTAATGAAATATTGGATGTAGACCACGTATGTGACCCAGAAACTGTAAAGACGATGGAACTTCTAAATAAGGATAGTAAATCCTGTCCAAAGTGTGGAACTGTTATACACAAAACGAGTGGGTGTACACAAATGTGGTGTATAAGTTGTCATACAGCATTCAATTGGCGAACTGGTGAGATAGAAACTGGTCGCATTCACAATCCACATTTTATGGAATTTAAGAAGAAAATGATGTCGTCAAGGGAACATGGGGATATTCCTTGTGGTGGTGTACCATCTTTTAGAGAACTCCGTGAACAAAAAGCACCCGATGAAATACTGAAATATGCGATGTTAATCAATCAATTGGAACACGAACTTATATTTTTGAATACAGATGATATAGATAATGTAAACTATCGTGTTAGTTATATGCTCAATGACATTACGGAGGAGATGTTTAGAATATTTTTACAACGTCAAGAAAAGTTTTTAGATAAGTCTAGGGAAGTTTCCCTCGTCTATGAACTCATCGCCAATGCGTGTGGTGATCTCCTCCGACAATATACACTTGTACCTAGTAAACAAGATCAAGTTATATTTGAAATAAAAGAAATTATAAACTATTCAAATACTATACTTAAATCTATTAGGGGGCGTTATAATTGCACAAATCCGAAAGATATTAATATTTAGTAGTACTATGAAGATACTCTTACTCGTATCTCTAATTATACTGTTTTTGTACATACTACCACGGTATAAGAAACCTAGGGTTATAAAAGGGTTTATAACCGATGAAGAACGATCATATATAATTAGAAGTGCAGAGGGTAAACTCGAGGAATCTAGGGTTACACAAGGTAAGATTGTAGATGTAACTGTTAGAAAAAGTAAAACAGCATGGCTTTCTAAAGACGACCCGATAGTGAATGGTGTAATTCAACGATGTATTAAATACACAGATAGACCTATATCAAATTGTGAAAAGCTTCAAGTTCTTAAATACGATAACGATGGTCATTATAAACCACACCAAGACTGCTTTGTAGATGATACAAATAAACGACTTTATACATTCATTTTAGCCCTAAATGATGACTATGAAGGTGGGGAGACATATTTTCCTATTCTCGGGGAGAAATATAAGTTACACGCGGGTGATGCTCTCTTTTTTAACACACTAGATACTTATGAAAATATAACGTCCAAGGCTTTACATGGTGGGTTACCTGTAAAGTCTGGTGAAAAATGGATATGTAATTTATGGATTCGAAAGGACTCCTATTTAGGGTAAAAATTCACCGCATAGACCATCGGAACTACAAACTTTATCATCTGGATCGAGTTTACATCCAATCCTACACACACTACTTGTAAAATTCTTGCATTCGGTTTTACATTCCTCGTGAACATCACCCAATTTGGGGTTACCGAGAACATCGGCTGAACATTTTGTAGTACATTTGCTGAAAGATGTGGTATCGTCTCCCACTGATACATCATCCAGAAATCCCTTGATCATGTGAAGGTCTACATACTTAACTTTACCCTCCACACCATTCAAACTCCCGATAAACCCCTTTACATCGGGGTACGCGGCTTTGGGTACTCCCGCTTTGACTCCCTCTTCCTCTTCCTCTTCCTCTTCCTCTTCCTCTTCCTCTTCCTCTTCCTCAGATTCCACATCACCATCAAGGTTTTCTGTCTGTGTTTTGAGGGCAAGGATTGTCACAAGTGCCGCAATTATTACCAAAATAAACCTCCAATCGATCTTCATTCTATATTTATATACGTGATTATTTTTTTAGGCTTCAATCTCACCACGATCGATAAGTTTTTTGCGATTCACCAAGTGAAGTCCTTCAACCTCCGACTTATTTTGGGCTGCGTATGGAACTGCGTACGCCTCATCAACCAACCATTTATTAACATTTGTCCAGTTGCCATCCTCACACACCCAAATTTCGGCGAGTACACGACCAAATTTACCCCTAGAATCCGCTTCTGGGCATCTGAGTTCGATTTCGATATCATCCTTTTCAGATGCAACAGCCTTGAGACACCACTCCTTGAGCTTTTTCTTCGAGAGTAGACCAAATCTCTTTTCCTCCTTGTCAGATGTTCTGGATTCGGGGGTATCGATACCTAGGAGGCGCACGCGCTGCTTCGTGCACACATCAAAGCCGAGATCGATATTCACGTCAATGGTATCACCATCGACAACCTTCTCGAGAGAGGATACGCGGTATTTGAAGGTACAGGGTTCGACACTGTAGGAGGACATCTTATAACAATATATATACTTAAAACTTTAATACCTTCATAAAGTATGAAATGTTTCGCAACTTTCTCTGAAAATAACCTCTACAAGTTGAAGCTGTCAAAGACTCGTAGAAATGTCCTTGAAAATATGTATCAGAGACCTAGTATCACGGAGGTACGCCCAATAAAGGAGAATCTGAGACTTCGTTTACGTTTCACTGAAGCGATAAAAGAAGCACAGGATATGTGTGAAATGGATAAGGACTCATCCGAGTGTCATTGGGCTTGGTACGAGGTTGATGAATTAGAGGATTCTATACTACGTCTATATCCCGATAGATTGTGATATTTGGTGGATCATCATCGTACCCATAATATTGAATCGATATTCCGAATAGATCTATCATTTCGGGGTTAACGTCTTCATTCATATATCGTTTCCAGTTTTGTAGAGTTGTGTGGAAATATTCAACACCATCCTCTGAAAATGCGCATATACGGAGGAATGGTCTACTGCGTAGCTTTCTCATATATTCGTGAACAGCTTCGGGTAGGGGTGATGCTCTATTATATACTGATTTTAAGACGTCAATAATGTAATATCCGTGTGCATCACAAATTATATTGACTTGCATTTTGGGAAACCCCTTGATATACGCTTCAAAATCTGCATTACTAGGGAGGGTTGTATATATTGGTGTATTTTCATATATACACCCCTCATGATATCCAATCCCTGGATGTGTATGATATGATATTTTAGAATACCACACCTGTTCAATTTCACGAGTTTCGACTCTATTTCGTTTTTTTGATGTAACCCGTGTTGGTGTAGTAAATTTTAAATTATCATATCCTATACCACCTGCATATTCCCACTGCTTGACAGAAGATACTTTACTCATCTCTTTCAAATTGCGGACTACTTCATGAGACAGTTTCAGTCGTTGTCTTCTTAACATCATATTTGGACGCATGACTCTGAAATTCATTGATACTTCCTGTTATACACTGAGAGTTTATCGGGTCTTATTTTTAGCTATTACTAAACCCTGAACATTTGGTGGAAAGTCTAAGAAGAACTTTCTCTTAGCGATAGTATTCATCGCCGCATAGTCTGTTATTCCATTTATGTTTCGTCCAGCTACGAGTGCTCGGATATAATCCATGAAAGTCACGTAGAATGTTGTACACACACCTACACGGTTATTGTTGTTAGCTTGTAAATTTGGACCATTATAATACTTGGCCAATCTATTATTGGTATTCGTGATTCCCCACAATTGTTTGATGATTGGTACTATCTTTTGGCGCATAGTTCTACCCCACACAGAATCTCTCGAGGCTGCACCATGTGGGTCAAATACCCACATTCTAAATTCACTCGTGTATACACCGGGGTCAACTAAAACACTCACAGCGTGACCACCTGTCTCACCCCGCATACCAACCATGAAAAAATGTACTTGTTTAGTTGCGGTAATTCTAGAAGATGTATTTGGTGCACCTTTCTGTTTCACAATCTTGTCTATATTTTTTAATACACCATACTGGTTGGTTGGTATACTATAGTCTAAAAAGGCAGAGACAACACTCGCATTGTCAAATATTTTTTGTGCTCTCTTCATATACCGCGCGATACCACCACACGACGACCTCATACCGACCCCCTCTCCAGATAGATTCGGTAAATTGACCTCACGTTTACTGTATCCACGTGCCTGGTTATTATTGCTATTACTATTACTGTTTGTATTTTTTCGTTTCCCTAAAACGCTGGTCCGCCCACCATTGACATTCATTGGTGTGGGGGCCATCTTAACATATATAGAGAAAATATTAGTTTCTTTATAAATGAAGTATGATATAGAGAAAATGATGGAGGATGTCTATTCTGAATTAGGTCCTGGGTATAGTGAGAGAGTCTATCACAACGCGGTCGAGGTTATATTGAGGGAGAATAAGATTCCGTATGAAACGGAGAGGCATATATTGGTTAGGTTTAGAGGACACGTTGTCGGTCAACTGAGAGCTGATCTTATTATAGATGAGAGTGTAATATTAGAACTGAAGGCTATCAAAACTCTGACTGACGGGATGGAGTTACAGGCTCGAAAATATCTTGACTTGACAGGACTGAGGACGG